CAGAACCACCGGACATCTCGGGATTATGAGCCATCTCGTGTTCCTTCTGACGCTGACGGCGAACTTTACCATTACCATTTAACTGCGGATGCTGGGAAAAGCGTTCCATAGCCCTTTCGTGGGCGAGTTCTCCTTGGGCGTTATGTGCTTCAATCAGACCGGGTTCTCTGCGTAGCATTCTATAAACATACCATATATTTTTAATCGGCACGATTTACACCACAGATTAAGCGATTGTTAATCGGTTAATCTGAAGATTACTAAATGGTTAATCGGCAACTGCTTACATTAAGCGAGAAGCCAGAGACTTGCGACTGCGACCACCGCTCATTGCACCGCCGGAAGCACCGTATCCGAGTTGCGTCGCACCGCTCTTGATAGCACCCAGAACGCCCGTGTCGGGAAGCATATTCTTAACCTGCGACACATACGGCTTGGTCTTCTCGTAGATCTCCTTGCCCTTGTTGAAGATCTCCTTCGCCTTCGTGAAGGCAGAGCCAAGGTTGGAAAGGAAACCGTGTCCCACAAGGCGACGCATACCTTCGGCATTTCCAGCAGGGGGAGCGGAGATGATATCGGCTTCGGACAGCACGGACTTAACCACGCGAGAAGAGCCAGACTGGGACTCGAAGAAGCCACCATTCACCGCCACCACTACGATCTGATACTGGGAAACCACTGCCGGTGAGTTATTGCGAACCGTTAGACCAAATTGCAGGGTAAAACTGCCTGAAAGCCCGGCACTTTGTCCGCTCTGGAGCGTAATATCCGTGCCGGGCTTGAGAACAAGGAAACCGCCCACCGTGCTTACATTACCACCCGTGCGACCAATCTTCGCCGAGCCAATCCACTCCGCAAAGTCCATATCCAGACCGTTATGCACCGCCATCTGGTATAACTGAACTTGCTGGTGCGACGAGAGCAGACCAGAGAAGTTATCGAAGTTGATTGTAATACGCTCGGGCGGGAACATCCAATCAGCCTGTGTCGTGTCCGTGTAAGAAGGGGGACGGCAGAAGATGAGTAGCATATCAGGGATCTGGGGGAGAACGATGGTCTGGCTCTGGAGCGTCTCCGAACCACCGATAGCCGTATTCAGACCCGTGAAGTTCGTGATATAACGGGGATACTCGAGATACTCGACTACGCTTTTTGGGGGCAAAGGTAAATCTAAAGACGGTGTTAAAAATTGAAAAAGCATCTGCGAATTAGTGAAGGAAGCGGAAGGGCGATAGGCAACCGCGTTGATGGTGCGACCATTCTGCGTCGTGGAACGGATTACACGGCTCGGGGCTACCATATTGCATACAATCTGGATAGAGTTGATGCCGAACAGACCCGTCTCCCACTGGGCGGAGTTAGCAAAGATGAAAGGAGACAGCACAAGTTTCTCCGTGGAAGTGAATTGCACGAAGAGAGTGTAGCCCACCAAGTCGTTCGTCGCATCACGCACAGGGATACCATCTACAACAGTAATCGTCTGTGCGCCACCAGCAGGGGAAGTCGTGGCGTAAGTGGTGTTTCCAACCAGAACAGTTCCCGTGGCGTTGGTGAATACCACCTGCGGGTAAGCACCGTTAGGCACAAAGGCGGGTTGCTGACTGTCCGCCCAGCCGTTTAGGGGGTTATTCATAGCACCATAGGCAGAGTTATAGGACTGGTAAGTGTCGTCCATCGTCGGGCAAGTGCGGGACTTCTTGTTGTCGGCGTAGGAAGTCAGGCGGAGAACCTGCTTGAGAATGTCGGAAGTATTCATTGTGGTCGTGGTGTCGTTGATGGTCGCCGTCATCGTGCCGACGAGAGAGTGGAGCGGGAAGTTCGTCAAGGCACAATCCTGTCCGAAAGTCAGCACGGGCTGATTGACCGTTAGGGGAACAGTGATGGGGGCGACGGCGACCGTAAGGGGGCAAGTGGAAGTCCAATCCACTGCACGGTCAATGAAAACATTCTGCGAAGGCACATTGATATTGTAGGTGTGCTGGGTGGTCGTCTGCGAAATCGCCTGGAAAGGAACAGCCGTCAAACTTAATGCTCCCTTATTCACAGCGTAGGCGGGAGAGTGCTGGACGATGCGATCGTCGAAAACCGCTTCCTTGGCGATGTCGGATGTAGCCATTCTATAACTTTAGCAAATATAAAAAAAATCCTTAAAACGCTACACCGGATATTTAGACGGAGATGTTGTTGTGGTTCTTTTTGCGGAACATAAGTTTCATAGACACGCTGGAGAGATTAAACATTTGCAGGGGGTAGAGTTTGCCGTCCAAGCGGTTCTTCCAGAAGACGGCGACATCGACCTGCCGGATTTCATTCTGCCCGTTCTGGAATGCCGTAATGCGGTATTCGGCGGACGGATTGTATTCAATGAAGCCACGCCAGTCGGAAGCACGATTGAGAGCAAGAGAGATATCTGTGATGATGGGGTTGAATGCGGACGGGGTCGTTCTCGCCGATGTATTGCTGTTTCCATACTGAACCGGGACAGTCTGCTGTTCGTTAGCCACCGGAAGAAGGGTCGTAGTGAATACAATACTTGCAACCGGAGACCATAGGGTGCTGTTGCTCTCGTAGTCCTGCGACATAACCACATAGGTCGGGGTCGTCGTTGATAGCACATTCTGCCCTAAATAGTTATAGACCAGCATTTCGTTCGTAAGACCGGGGAATACTTGATTGACATTGTTCGTAATACCCTTACTGCCCCATCCACCGCTAATCTGACCCGATAGACCCTTGGGCTGGGGGATTGTTCCCCAATAACGATTGGCGAAGTTGGTGAATAGACCATACATATTCGGATTGAAGAACAACTGATAGAACTGCGTTGCAGAACCGGAGTTGATAGGATTGCCGAGACTATCCATACCATACGCCGTGCTGTCGTAATAGATACTGAATAGATTGGTTGTAGTGTTGTAGAACATCTTGGGCGGAACGGCAGTTAGCGTAGGAGCAGGGGCTATCCGTCCCCAGCCACCACTGTATGAAACTCCATTCACAGTAATAGGAGTTCCAACAGGGGCGACCCATAGCGTATTGAAAGCCGTCTGCAGGGCAGTGTTTGCCGTCGCAAAGGTGTTATTCACCAACTGAACCCACCAAGCATAAGTATATACCCAATAGTAGCGAGTGCTTACATCTTGGTCTTCAATACCACGATACGGCACATAGTTCCAATATATGCTTGTTCCCGTAGGGAGAGCAGGGGGCGTGTTATTTAGATTGTTATTCCGTGTCGAAGTCCATTGGTATCCAAGGTAGCCTACTTGGTCGTTCTGTGCGTAAGGTATCACAGCCGACCAAGGGGGGGCATCCGGATACGGGGGGACTGTCGGCACAGGGGCGAGAATAATGTTCTGTGTCTCTGGAATGAAACTTACAAAGGTCTCGGGGCTATACACGGAAATCGTGGTGGGCGTTCCAGCACCGTTGTTGTATGTTAAGTTAGCACAGATGGTCGTGGAGTAGCAGGTCAGATTGACATCAGAAGCAAACCCGCTTATACCAAGATTGTTGCCGTTCGTCAGGATAGTCGGAATGAAGAGCGGTAAGTCCTTTCCTGCACCGTTCATAGAGAAGCGGACAATGGAGAAGTTGTAAAGACTGCTGTCCTTCAGAATGGGCGTATCTCTGTTCTCATTGAAACGGATCTGCGGGTCGCCTAACTGACTGTAGTTGGAAGCACTCGTGTTGTTGTTGATGATGTCGGCGTTCAAGTAGATAATGTCGGGGGACTGGTCGTCCTTCAACTGTTGCTGATAAGACACCGAAGTGGAATATCGGTCAGCCATTCTATAACATATACTACTTTTTTATTATTTCAAAAGTTAATGCGGACACGAAGTCGTCGGGTTTCAAGCCCGAGTTCATTACCATATTGTAGAACTGACGGAGTGTCTTCTTCCGATGTAATAATCTTGACACGACCCATCTCCCGCAAGTATTGACGCTATCCTTGTCTTCTTGAAAAGAGTAGGTGTTGAAATACACCTTCAGGTTGGACTTGCGAAGTAAGCGTGTTAGATGTGGTTTTAGTTCATCGAGTTCCCGTAGTTTCTCTTTGGAGAGCCACTTGCGATCTGCGTCGGGAGCAGAGCCGTAGGGGTCAAAATATTCAATCATATCTGCACTACGAATTAGCCCCGTCCAGTGTCCCGTTTGGTCGTTCTCCGTTAAAAATAGAAGCACAGAGCGACCATCTTCATCAAATATCTCTTCTATATCTTCCACATCTTGCAGTTCCGGATAAGTCATAATGACCGTCTTACCCAGTATCGCTTCTATATCGGCATCCGATAAGGGATATGCCTTAATCTGTGCGAAGTCCATCTATTACTCGTATGTGATTTATTTTAAAAACAAAACTACCTATTAGTAAGATGAATATCTTTGAGACACGAGCATATCCCCTAAACTATAGCACCGACGCTTTGCGTGTTATCAATATGATATCATATAAGGAAGGTGGGGCTGAAATACTTGGGTCAAGTGGTATAAGATCACAACAATATGCAGGGGACTTTGACTTGTTTGAAACGGTCAAGGTAAAGAAGGTGGAAGAGTTTGTAAAACGCTTTCAATCTATCGTCGCTAAACTATCAAAAGCGGACGGTTGTTATGTTGGCGATATTAAGTGTGGGGAAGTCCCCGAATGGAAAATATCTCCCGACAACGCGAAACCCAAACTTGATGAACTTCACAGAAAAGGCATTATTTCCGACGATGAACTTAAAGAAGCACAAGCCACTTTGGGAAACCGCTTGACTGCAAAACGAGAGATAAAGTTCGATGTAGTCCGCTGGAAGCCCAGCGAAGTGGAAGTAGGATTTGTAATACTTCGTGATGGTCGCAAGATGACTTTAGGGGAAGCCGTTCTGTCTGGTGGGATTATTAAGATGGATGTAGTTGCTTGGCTTGGTTGGCGTTATGTAGAGTTCAGTATCATCTATGATGTCTATGTTGCTGGTAAGCGTTGTAGCACAG